CGAAACTAGCGCGCACCGCCGCTCCCGCGGCCGGTGCCCGGCCCAGCGTCACCATCCCGCCCGCCCCGAGCGCGAAATCCCCGGTCTCCGCCCCGTCGATCGCGATCCGTACCGTCGCGGCGATCGGCCGGGTGATCCGCCGCGCCACATCGCCGTAGCGCCGCACCGGCGCGAACCGCGCGGTCGTGCCGTCGCCCGTGCCGATCAATTCGTCCAACGCCTCGCAATCGAAGGGGTCGCGCAGGCGGAAGCCACGCGCCGGCCCCATGCGCGCCCTGAAAAAGGCGAGCAGCTCGGCGATGTCGTCCTCGGAGCGCAATCCGGGCCCGACATCATAATGGGTCCGCGCCTCGGCCCATTCGGCGTTGCGCTTCTCCTGCCCGCCGGCACTGGTCACGATCGAAGTCGAGACCTCCGGCGCCACTTCCGCCTCGCGCCCCAGCGCGAGCGGGAACAGCACGTCGTCGAACGCGTCCATCGCTTCCTCCTGATCGAAATGCACGAAGCCGTCGCGCAGCACCTGGGGCAGCGCCCACAGGAAGGTGCGGGCCACGCCGCGCCGCCGTGCCCGCGCCGCCGCGGCTTCGATGTGCCGCCACTGCCGGCGATCCTCGGGCCGCAGCACGAAGCCGGCGAGATAGTGCTGATCCGTCACGGAGTAGCCGAGCCGCGCCTCCACCGCTGCGATCCCGCGCACGCTCGCCGCTTCATGGCCCGTAGCGGCCCAGTCATAATCCTCCAGCTGCAGCACGTCGAAGGCCGGTGCCGCCCAGCCGATCGGCACGTTCGCCGCCGGGGCGGTCAGCGCGGTCGGCGTATAGACCAGCAGCAGCACCTCCGCCCCGGCATCCACCGCGCGCACCGCGTCGCGCAGCGCCAGCGTCGATGCGGCGAGCAGCGCCCCCGCTGCCGCCGGCACGTCGCTTGCCCCGGCCAGCGCCGCCCGGGCCGCCGCGTCGTGGATGCACAGGCTCCCGTCGGGCAGCGTCCACCACCAGGGCTCGCCGATCTGGAAGCGCACCCTGAGGCCCGCTTCCTTCGCGATCCCGGCGAATTCGCGCGCCACCGCCTGCAGATAGGCCATTGCTCCCGCATGAGCGGGCGAGAGCAGGGTGGAGGGAGGCTCCCAGCCGGTCAGCGCCGGCGATCCGTCGGCCGCGCGCTGTTTCCAGTCGCCCCAGCAATGCCGGTCGAACAGTTCGTAGGACAGCGACAGGATCAGCGCATAGCCCAAAGCCCTGGCCCGCCGCGCATAGTCCGCGTGCCAGGCCCGGCACGCCACGTTGAGCGCCGTCGCGCCCAGGCTCGCATAATGGCCGCCCGAACTGGCCTCGAGCCGGAAATAATGGCTCATCCCCACATAGTGCAGGATCGCCCCGCGCCAGCCGAGCTGCATCATGTTGCGCAGCAGCCGCTCGGGGGTCAGGTGATAATTGTCGTCATAGCCATTGGCGATCTCCAGCCCATGCTCGGGCACGATCACGTCGCCGATCGCCAGCACCGAGCCCGGGCCCTCGCAGGCGATCTGGCTTAGCTCGACCCAGCCCTCGGCCGGTGCCGCCAGGTCGGCATCCGCCCCGCTATGGCCGGGTGCGACCAGCGAGACGAACATCCGGTCGACATCGCCGGCCCATACCGGATCGGCCTCGCCCGGCAGTAGGAAGCCGCCCTGCACGGTGGCGAAGTCGATCGAGACCAGCGCATCCTCCGCCGTCCCCTCGGCATAGTTCCACAGCCGGACGTACCAGGCGCGCGGATCGCCGGCGGCGTCGCGCCCCTCGATCGTCAGCACCGGGCCGTTGACCGCGTCGAGCGGCTTCACGCCCGACGCGCGCCAGCGGAAGCGCAGCCGGCAGTCGCGAAAGTCCCGCGCGGTCTCGTAGCGTAGCAGCGGATGATCGTGCCGGTCCTCGGCCTCCCAGATCAGCCCGGCAAGGTCGTCCTGGCGATAGAAGACCGCGTCCACCCGCAGCGCATCGGGCGCGGTGGTCACCACCGAAGCCATCATCGGCCGCGGAAAATTGACCGTCCAGTAAGCGGGATCGAAGCGCGAGAGCACGCCCTCGGCCTGCCCGCGACGCGCATCGGCGAGCCAGTAGGCCATCTACGATTTCCCTCGGATAAGGGGCAGCCGGGTGCGAAAGCCCGGCTGCCCAAGTCGATATGCCCTAGGTCTGCGAGCCCACGACCTGGCCATCGGTATCGCTGGCCGGCGTCCCGGACTTGATGCGCAGCGTTCCGCTGCCATCCACCCACAGCGCATAGCTGCCAAGCCACACCGGATGCGCATAGCCGGTCGTGCCGCCAGACTGGGGAAAGCGCACGCCGCCCGGGTAGGAGAGGTTGAAATGACTGCCGTCATTCTCGAGGACGGCGTCGGCGGTGCCTGAATTGTCGCCGATCACGAACTTGCCGTTTCCGGCGGCCGCGCCGCCGAGCATCAGCTGCTTGACCGCGAACTGATATTCGGAACCGCTACTATCGGCCGACCGCGAGCCCGCGACGATCCGGCGCCCCTTGGTGGCATCGGCAAAGGTCTCGAAGCCTTCGATGTAGAGCTGCTTGGGCCAAGCGCCCAACACCTTCCGGCCCGGAAGAAACACGCTGCCGCTATCCCCTCGGATCAACAGATTCGGCGGCGGCGAGACGACGACATTCTCCAGCGCTGCCGATGTCCCGAGCTCGAAGAGATAGCTGCCGTCGATGAGCATCTCATATCGGCCGCCACGAATGTTGAGATTGCCCACCGGTCCGGTCAGGACGAAGCCTCGCGCGTCCGCGACTTTCGTTTCGACCGATGCCTCCACCGACCAGGTCGAGATCATGTCCAGATCGAAGGCGCGCCGGCAGTCGATGATCCAGGTGCTCGAGAAATTCTGCTCGTTCACGCCGTTACGCGCCCAGACAGCGGTCTCGAAGGAGCGGATTTCCAGATTGCGATGGTCGCCGACGAACACCGGACCTACTTGGCCTGGACCGCCGTCGAAAGCGATTGCGACGGTGCCGGGCGGCACCGAATAGGGCTCGCCGACCAGCGTTTCGGCGTGCTGGTTCGCGATCCGGAGATTCTCGGTGGTCAGCATCGACGCGCACGAACCGGGTCCGATGCCAATGGTCGTGCCCGCGAGCGGCGACGCCTCGATACCCAGGTCGCGAAAGCCGAACGCGCCTTCGCTGATGTCGTTGACCGGCACCGCGGGCGGCGGGCCGCCAAGATCCTCGACCACCCGCAGAGCATAGCCCATGGCGGTCGGAAGCTGGCGCAGCACCGAAGCCCGCGGCCCGTCGCCATGCAGCCGCGTCCGGGTCTTCAGGATGAGGTTGCTGAACTTGTAGAGCCGACCCTGGCGCGAACCCGGGAAATAGACGTTGTTCGATGCATCGATCGCCGCCTGGATCGCGGCGGTATCGTCGGTGCCGCCGCCGCTGCGGTCGGCATCGCCCTTGGCGCCGAAATCGGTGACCGAAACCCATTCCGTCAGCTTGGCGGCCGCCGATCGGCGCACCGCGCCCGGCGCGAAATGCGCGTGCGTGATCGCGTCGGTCGTCTGGCGCACCCAGGCACCATCGGCGATCGGCACGTCATCGCTTTCGATGATATTGTCGGTGTCGGCAGCCTGGGTGGTAAAATCGCCTTCGGTCCAGAAAAACAGACCTTCGAGACCCGCCGCGTCGAGAATGACCGACAGGTCGGCAACGTCCATAGCCTTGACGCCGGCCACGGAATTTACAGCAATTACCATGCGTTACTCCTCCACTTGAACGAATTTCGGCCCAGGCCGGAAGCCTTCGCACGCGCCTAGTCCGCCCCCGCCAGCGCCGCCTTCACCGCCCGCGCCACTTGCCGGCTCGATTGCGCCAGCGCCCGCGGGGCCGTGTCTGCCGCGGCATTCACCGTGATCGCCACGCGCACCTCGCGCGGGCCGGCAGCGGCCGGCGTGGCGGCGACGCTGCCCGCGCTTGCCGGCACGAACAGTTCGGGGCCGCGCTCGCCCACGAGATAGGGACGGCCCGGGCTCACCGGCCCGCCGGTCGCCCGGCCGGGCGCGCCGAACAGCGACATCGCCAGGCCGGTCAGCGCGGCAAGCCCGCCGCCACCGGAGCCGCCGCCGCCCAGCGAAGCGATGCCGTCGCGCAGCGCCGATCGCGCGATCTCGTCCATCACTCCCAGCGCCACGCGCTTCAGGTCCTCGAACCCGAAGGTGCCGGTGCGCACCGCGCGCAGCAGCGCATTCTCGATCGCGCGGCCGGCGCGGTCCGCGCCCGCGCCCAGCGGCCCCTCCAGCCCCTGGCGCATCTCCTCCACGTCGCGGGCAAAGGCGCGCGTGTCGGCGCGCACGCTCACGATCAGCCGTTCGATCTCTTCCTCATCCATCGGGAAATCGCTCCTTGAGCCTGGCCAGGGTGCCCGCGTCGGGCGGCAGCGCCGCTTCGCCGCGGATCGCGTCGAGCAGCGCGCCCAGCTCGGCCGGAGTCGCCGCCCAGAAGGCGTCGGGCGGCCAGCCGAACATCGCGCCAGCCGCCCCGGCCAGCCGCCGGGCATTCTCGGCGAACCGCTTCACCGGCCCGCCAGTATTTGTCCGATCAGCATGCGCAGCGCCGGCGCCAGTGCCTTGAGGCCGGCAGCGGCCAGCGCGTCGCCGAACGCCGCGCGATCCATCGCCGGGGGATCCTTCAGGCAATGCCAGAACAGCCCGGCGATCTCGGCGATGCCAAGCTTGCCCGATGCCGCGCGCTCCACGAACTCGAACAGCGGCCCGAGCTCGCCTTCCGCCGCCACGAGTGCCTGGAAGCTGGGCCGGAGCACATGGGAGACGCCGCCCAGCACCAGCGCCACCTCGCCGCGCGCCGGGTTCGCCGCGCCGCTCATGCCGACACCACCGGGCCGGAGCTTTCGAGGCTCAGCGTGTAGCTGCGCTCGCCGTTGAAGTCGCCGGCATAGTCCAGGCGCGTGGCCAGGAAGCGGCCGGTCATCGTCTCGCCGCTCTCGAAGCTGAGCCGATAGTCGTCGAGCATGCCCGAAAGCGCATTGGCCTTCACGCGCGCCTCCGCGGCCGATCCGGTGAACACGCCCGCGCCCGACACGCTCACCGAGCGCACCCCGGCGCCGGAGAGCAGCTCGCGCCAGCCGCCGGAATCCTTGCTGGTGATCGCCACCATCTCGCCGTTCACGCTCAGCTGGGTGGTGCGCAGTCCCGCCACGGTCGCATAGACCGCCGGCGTCGCGCCATTCCCCACCTTGAGCAGGAACGCGCTGCCTCTTTCCGCCGCCATTTCGCTTCCTTTCAATATTCGCTGCGGAGCATCCGCACGCGGAATTCGCTAATCGCCGTCCAGCGCGCATCGCCGTCGCGGGCGATGCGGCTGCGCAGCAGCGTCAGGCTGGCGATCGCCCAGCCTTCCCCCAGCACCCGGGGCATCGCCTCGATCGCCGCCTCCGCCGCTCCGGCGAGCGCGCGCAGGCGGGCCGGCCGCTCGCCCGTGTCGAACAGTGCGACGGCGAACCGGCCCTCGCGCCCGGCCATGTCCTTGGTGCTCCAGTCGGCGAGCCATGCCTCCTCGACCAGGGCATAGGGCCGGGCGGCGCGCACCGGCGGCGCGTCGAACACGCGCGTCACCGCCAGCCCGGCCAGCGCCTCGACCAGTGCGGCCTGCAGCACTTCCTGCACGCTCATCGTACCAGCCCTCCGATCCAGCGCAGCCGCGCGCGCAGGCGGCGGCCTTCGATCGCGATGCCGTCGTCG